GAACCACGGATCAAACTATCAACGATACACGGATCAAAAGGTGGAGAAGCAGATAATGTTATGCTGTTAACAGATTTAACTCGTAAGGCTGATGCGTCGTATTGGTCACAACGAGACGAAGAGCGACGCGTATTCTATGTGGGAATGACGCGTGCAAGAAACACCTTGAACATTGTGAGGTCACAATCGGATAGAGAATTTTCGGAGGCATTTTAATGTTTACAATAGACACTGCACTAAAACAAGTGGGTGTAACAGAAAAACAAGTACGACGAATACGTG